GACGGGTGAGACAGGTGCGACGGGCGAGACAGGTGCGACGGGTGCGACGGGTGAGACGGGTGCGACGGGCGAGACGGGTGCGACGGGTGCGACGGGTGCGACGGGTGCGACGGGTGCGACGGGTGCGACGGGTGCGACGGGTGCGACAGGTGCGACAGGTGCTACGGGTGCTACTGGACCTGTCGCCGGTACAAACGGCCAGTTAATATTCAACAACTCTGGGGCGGCGGGTGCCACTTCGAACATGACCTACGATACGGTAAGCACGATCACGACTTTTTCGGGTCTTACAGTCACGAATGTCCTGAACCTTCCGTCGAGTTATAAACAGCCGACGGTGATGTATGTCAGTGGAAACGGAAACAACGTGACCGGTAATGGCTCGATACTCCGCCCATACGCAACGCTTCAAAAGGCGGTCGATGTTCTTGAAGCGACTGTGAGCATGGATTATGATGCGCAGTCAGTCATATATCTCGGACCCAATTTTTCGAATGCTAGTTTCGCTAACACAGACTATGGTTCGTGTACAATCACAAAGGGGTATTTGACCATCAACGGATACCAAGAGAACTCAAATCAGGCGCTCTATGGTGTGAATGTTGGAGCAATCACGCTCAATATCAGCGTTGCGAGTTCGATACCTTCTCAAAATCAAGTCGTACTGGACGGATTGTTTATAAATGGAGACGCCAGCCCCGCCGTCACGAATTCATCGACAAGCCAGCACGGGCTTGTGATCAAAAACAGCTATTTGATCGCCGATGGACAGGTGGTCAATCAAACGGCATTCGCCGCAGGTGGCAGCAACAAGTTCACGATGGAAGACTGCTACGTGTCGCAGACGCTCTCGGCCACATCAAATGCTACGTTACTGTTGAGCGGAAATGCTACGGTCATTCTCAATCGAATCGAGACGATTGGTAGGAATTTTGGACCCGTACTGCAGCTCGGAGGGAATACATGGATGCGTGCGTGCATAAACTCGTTGCTCCACTGCGATCTGAGTTCAAGCTCAAACACGCCGCCAATCGTCCAGATCGATTCGGCGACTGTCCAGCTTCCGCACACGTTTGCGTCGAATACGTTCCTCTACCCGTCTGCCGGCAGCGTAAAAATCAACCAGTCGTCTGCGCACGGCATTGCGTTCAACAACCGGACGCTGTCGAATACGACAGGAACCAACGCTGCGATTCTTCAAATCTTTAACAATATATTCCAACTTGGAGGGACCAGCAACACGAGCAATTATGTCGTCAAGACGTACAACCCGAGCAATACATATCCGTTCAATACGCTGTACGTCTACCGTTCTGGAAACAAGGTCTACCCGTCGGACATAGTTACCACATACTCGACCATTATCGACCCATCTCTCACGGCGAGTTCGGGTGTGGTTGTAGATCTACTGGGACTTGGACCGAACGACCCCAATACGACTTCCAACTGGGCGTTTTACACCGCCAACTCGAACGTTAACGCAGGCGGATTCGCAATTTCGAACGTCGGTACGTTGAATGGCGTATACCTGAAAGACGGCGCAGCAGCAACCTCGCTCGGCATCGGTATTTCGGCGGGGGCAACCAGTCAGGGATCAAACACGATTGCTATAGGAACACGTGCTGGATTTTTCACTCAGCAGTCCAACAGCATCGCCATCGGCAATAATGCAGGTCTCTCGAACTTGTGTTCGAACTCCATTGCGATCGGTGTCTCAGCAGCAGCATTGCAGGTTGTTGGAAATACGCAACCCAACCGCATCGCCATCGGCACCAACGCCGGCTACTCCAACCAGCTGTCGGGCGCCATCGCCATCGGCTCGAACGCCGGCAATGTCTCGCAGGGCATTCAGTCCGTCGCTATCGGGTGGGGAGCGGGTGCAACGGCCCAGGGCAACAACGCCATCGCCATCGGGACGTCGGCGGGCGCCACGAACCAGCCCTCGAACTCGATCGTCCTCAACGCTTCCACGGCGGCCCTGAACGCCACCTTTTCGGGGGCGACCTACATAAACCCCATCCGCAACAACACAGGTATTACAAGCTACTCGCTGCTGGCCTACTCGTCCTCTTCTGAAGTGTTTGCGGTCAGCAACATATTCTCCTCCTTCGGAAACGTCCTGCGGGTTGATGCCTGCTACGGCAGCGACACGCTGGGGGCGGTGGGAACCTATCCGTTCTTGACTATCAGCAAGGCCCTGTCGGTGGCGACGGCGGGACAGCTGGTGCAGATCATGCCGGGCACCTACACGCAGGCTGCGGATCTTACCGTATCTTCGGGCGTGGCGATCCGTGGGGCGGGAACCCAGAGCGTAACGATCCAGCGCCTGAACGCCACGACGTCGGCGACCCTCTTTACCCTGGGATCCAACTGCCGCATCGAGGATGTCACTTTGACGCTGACGTCTTCGACGGCCGTAACGGCAGGGGCAGTATACACGGCAGTGAACGTGGACGACGGCAACATTCCGTCTGCGAAACTGCGAACCATGGTCATCAACGTCACGAACAACAATCCGTCAGGCAGCTGCGTGGGTCTCCTGACCACCGGAAACTCGACGAATCCAGCCAACGTGACTTCGGCAGACACGGTCCGTGGTTCGACCATTAATGTGAACACGTCGGGGCAGCAGGGCGGGTACGCCGAGTGCATTCGGGTGGCGGGCTCGAACCGGACCAGCGCACGGGACACGAATCTCTTTGTGACGGGCACGAACTGCAGTGGTTCAAAGCTGATTGCGTGCGAAACTGTCTCTGCTGGCTACCTCGACCTGCGTGCGTCTATCCTTTCGGCATCCGGCGACGCCACGAGCTTTACCAACTGCTCGATGGCCGAGATTTCGCAGACCAATCCGTCCAGTGAGATCATTTTGAGCTACACGAGGCTGCAGTACCACAGCGCCAACGCATTAGGGTTCACGTCCGCCCAGATCCCGACCAACATCGTGTTTGGAATTTTCGACACGAACAACTGGACACCCGGAGATTTCACGAGCAATTATTACCTTCTCCCGGGCACGATGAAAAGGGTAGATGCGATCGTTGACCCCACGAAAGCAGCACCGTTCGTCATCGAGCAAGACTGTCTTCTGCGAGGCGTCTACCTCTCTGCGAATGTATCGCTCGGTGCCTCGGTAATGTCATTGAATGTCTATCATATGGACCCGTCCTCCACTCCCATCTTTTCGCTGAGCTTGACTGGAAGCGTCACGAATGTTTCGAACAATTTGAAGTCGTACACATTTCACAACAGGGATTTGATGTACGTTTCCGTTAATGGGGATGGCTCAACTCCGCCTACAACCCTTCGTTCGTTCCAGGTCAACATTGGGTTGTTTTAGAGTAATACGATGATCCGTGACTCCCGCAGCGTCGCCGATTTCCAGCATTTCACGTTTTCCGGCCACTCTCGAAAGCTGGCCTCGAAATCGCTCATGGAAAGCATCGCCCTCGGTCACGCTGATTATGCATGCTACTGGAGTCTGGAAATGCTCTGCAGCGGACTCGTTCATTCGCTGTGGTCGACCTTCTTCGAATCGGCCGCCCTGCACGTGCACCGAGCGTGCCCCAACATGATGCCCTGGCTGGCGGGGCAGTACGAGCGCTTTTCGGACATTGAAAGCCACTTTGTGATCTCGAACATGACGGAGATTCGAAATCGGGAAGACGCCCGTAATTTGGTCTGCGAGACTGCGACGGCGCTCTCGACGGCCCGGAAACAGAAGCCCATCGCATTGCCGACCATAAAGCCCGAGCACGACTTCCAGGCGCTGACGATGAAGGAGAACCTGCGGGCCACGACGCAGAACGCCAGCCTGGCCTACCGAAAGACGGACGACCCGTACGAGCTGTCGATTCCGTACAACGAGTACTGCTTTGCGGTCCAAACGAGGGACACGACCCGTGCCCTGTACTGGGCGGCCTGGATGCTCAAATATGCGTCGGTAAAGAAGAAGCAGACGAAGGAAACCATCCAGTGCGGCGAGCGGCTCTACGTGGACAAAAAGTACGGCCGCAACCTCTTGTGGATGCTCTGGGACCCACTGCAGAACACCAACAAGTATATCGACGCCCTGCAGAAGATGTACTGCTTGCGGTGGGATCCTGGTTCGGCAAGGTCCAAGCAGCCCTTCCTGCTGGCGTCCATTGTCTACGCCACCGAGGGGCTCGATACCGACGAATCCGCACGGCGCAACGAGGCGGAGATCGGCACGATGCTCTTGAAGATTCCGCAGTGGATCCAGACGATCCAGGACACCAAGAACGCTTTCTCTTCACGGTCGTAAACTTCAGAGTATTTGATAAAATATATTAACGCATAATAAATGGCAAGTCGTTTAGATATACTTAAAGCAAAATACCCTTCCGAAACGAAGGTTATAACTATTAAAGATTACATTGGGGTAAACAATATTGAATTTGGTATACTCGGAAATCCAGAAATCAGAGAATTATATGATCTTTTGAATGCACAAGGCCTTGCAGTGATAAATGTAGATGGATCCCCAAAGAAGAAATGGTATAACCCGTTCGGAGGGAACAAGAAGAGCCGGAAGTCTCGAGTGACTCGTAAACGCCGGCATACAAAAAAGCGCCGTTACACTAAAGTCTAGCGGATAAACAAATGGCGGTTCTATCACACATGCAGAAAGCGCAGATCTCGGCATTCCAGGCCCTGCTCTTTTACATCCTCGCCAACCCCATCACTCTCTCCGTTCTGGATCAATTGGTCGTCCAAGTTGTAGGACCGTACTCTGTCCTCCGCATCGCCGAGAACGGCACGCCCACTGGCGTAGGTCTTCTCCTCCTCGCCGCCCTCTTCTTTGCGATCACGATGGGACTGATGTACGTATAAGTTTAAACATATACGGCACATAACCGTAATGTCGAACCGTCGCATTTTCTTCGTCGCCCGTCTGTCGGGCTATACTCACCCCCTTCCGAAACCCATAAAAGTATACAATACACATCTTATTTGGTGCGGGTCGAGGGTTCTCAATCCCGTAGCAAAAACATACCGTGAGTTCGCACAGAACAGCGATCCGTCGAGCGTCGTGCTTCACGAATTGCCGTTCCCGAATCAAATATCGAGAATCGACTACGTGGATCCGGTAAAGATTCAGGTGTTTAGCAGCTCTATCTGGGCAGAGAATGACGTGCTGTTCATTGAAGCAGCAGCGCCCGAGCAGAGGGGTCTGCTGCGTTGACCCACCGAGGCATCCACATGTGCGGAATGACGGACGCCCACGGCTTATAGTACTCGGAAAAGAGTGCAAGGTAGTACTCGGCCTCGTCGGGCCGAGCGTACCACGGCTCTGAATCTGCCGCAGAGATGCCGTCGCTGAAGGCTTCTTTCTTTCTCCACAGAACTTCCCCAGGAAGGTAATTGTCGTATACAAAAGCGTCTCGAAGGAGGCTCTTTTCAATGCGAGTCTTTGAGGGGCGGCGCAGCTCTACGGGTGCTGATTTCCATGTCGCCACGACCTGCTTGTCCAAAAACGGAGTCCGGGCCTCCAGACCGTGGGCGGCCATGCACCGGTCGGAGCGCAGCACGTCAAATAGATGGATTTCGGAGAGCAGGCGTTCGGTCTCAAATTCGAACTCTTCGTCGGAGGGTGCGGCCCGCATGTATTTGTACCCCCCGCCGATCTCGTCGCTGCCGTCGCCGTTGAAGATAACCTTGCAGTCCGAATGTTCCTTAATATATTTCCCAATCAGCCAGTTTCCCACGGATGCCCGTACGGTGGTGATGTCGTAGGACTCGATGGCCTGAATAACGTCGGGTACGGCACTGCGGAAATCGTCGGGCGTGACGACGATCTCGTGGTGGTCGGATCCAATCTTGTCCGCCACCATGCGAGCGTATTTTAGATCAGGGGACCCCTCGAAGCCGATACTGAACGTCTGTAGTTTCTGAGGTGCTATTTCACGGGCGACGATGGAAGCTACGAGGCTGGAGTCCACGCCGCCGCTGAGCAGAGCGCCGATAGGGCGGTCGCTCAAAAGGCGCTTGCGTACGGCTCGAATGAGCGAGCTACGCAGACAGTGTTTGGCTATATCATCGTCGAGCACCGAGATGCTCACGGACGGAATGTCGTGGTATCGCTTCGAAGCCATCAATTTGCCGGTGTTCAAATCGTGACACTGCCACGTCCCGGGCGGAAACGGGCGGACATTGGTACAGGCCGTGTGCAGACCCTTCAGTTCGGAGGACCACATGTACCCCGCTGCAAGCCGTCCCTCAAACAGTGGGCGGACACCGTACGGATCCCGGGCTATAAAGACACGCTCTCGACGAGTATCGACGAGAATCATCGAAAACACCCCGTCGAGAGTCCGACATAGCGATACCATATTGTTAGCCAGAGCAGCATACAACGGTCCCAACACCACGCAGTCGCTGTCGTTTTCGTCGTACGCAATGCCCCATCGGACAGCGAGCGTCTTGAAGTTGTAAATCTCGCCGTTGCAGATCACATAAATACCGTCGTTCTCGAGAGGCTGGTTTCCGGCGGGGCTCAGACCGTTGATGGCGAGACGAGTGAATCCGAGGACCATCGTAGAGGTGATGCTGGCGATAGCGAGATATTCGGGACCCCGGGGCGAGAGAGCTTCGACGCACTGCTTGAAATCGGCAGCCCGACCCTCGGGGTGCCCCAGAAAGGCCCAGATTCCACACATTGTTTGAATAGTATGTTTAATTGCAGCCTTTCCAAACATGAGAACAGAATAGAAAGTAGTCATGGTCGACGTCGTATACACGGCTCTCGCATCGCTTCTGGTGGTTGTCGTATTGCACGTCGCTGTATTTTGGGTCACTCGGTTCATTCAGCCGCCAAAGCCGAAGGTGGTTTACCTTCCCGCCCCTCTGCCGCCCATGCCGCCGGCCGCACCTCTCGCACCTCCTCCGCCGCCGCCCCCGCCGTCCGTACAGCTGCCCACCTACGACCCCGCCCCGCTGGCTTCGAAGCCCCCAGCGCCGCCGCCAGCCCTTCCGCCGCCCATTGAGACCCGGGGGTCGGCAAATTAGGTTTCAGGAAGCTGGATGTAAACTACAATGGCTACAGACCGCCTGAAGAGCCTGTACAGATGGGACGCAGACAAGCGCATGACGTGCCAGTCGTCTGTGCCGGCCGAATACGACGTCAAGGTCGCACAGGGTATGGGTATTCCGGGTTGGCTGTGCTTGACCCGTGACCATTCGTCGAACCCCGTGGCCTATTGGGTCCAGCGTAACGGTAATGTACAGATTCTTCGAATCGTCATGGACGATCGGTGCTTTGAAGACACTATTTTTCGAGTCGAGTACACGTCCACACATGTGTTTATTGCAGATGTGTGGCTGTGGAACGGTATTCCGCTGTTTCAGAAGACAAATTTCGCATGGAGACAGTCATTCCTCCAGAGTATTCTTCCTCTCGTGTATACTTCGTGTCCAGAATTCGAATCGAGAGCCATCGAGCTCCGCAATCATATAAACAATGTACGTGGTTACGAATATTATTCGAAAACGTGTGGGTCTCTCGGCAAATTTGCACAGGCTACGACCTACGAGATCCATGCTACGGATATTCCGGACGTCTACCGCCTGACGGTTGGCGGATATCTGAGGGTGCGAACGTTTGCGCTGTCTCGGACGCTTGCGTCGATGGGCAAGGTGTTCCACTTGGAATGTATAAAAAATCCAGAGGACGATACGTGGTCGCCTGTAATAGAATCTTGCGGAAGTACAAATGGTTCGTAAAACGACGAAACGCCGTCGTGGCGGCGGTTACGGTTTCGGTGGATCGATTTTGAGCAATGCGGCCGGTTCCGGTGCTGGAAACGCAATGTGGAGCAAGACGGGCGGAGAGTGTGGAGCGGCACGTGTCGGTAACAACGACCTGCCGCCGTTGGAGGGCGGACGGCGCCGGCGGCGTCGTAACACTCGCCGCCGCAAGACTGCGAAGAAGGGCGGGCGCCGTTCCCTGAAGGGTGGAAATGTTCTTGCCCTCCAGCAGCCCCGTGCAGGATACACGTTTAACGGCGAAGGTGCTGGCGGCATTGCCGATGCCGTGCCTGCTGCGCCGAACGTAACCTACGTATAAATTTGATGCTATACATTAATGAAGGGCGTCGATTTTGCAATTGCAGCCGCTATATTCTTGGGTTCCGTCGTATTTCTGGTTCGGTCAAAACTGTCCTATCTTGCTGCTTGGCTTGTCGTTGTTGTCGTGGTCATGAAGTACGGTGCTCGGCTGTCGTGGACGGTTTCGGTCGGCGGCGCCATCGCCACGGTCGCCGCAGTGATTTACATTTCTGGCGAGACTCTGAAGGAGCGCTACGAGAACGCAAGCAAGAAGGATGAAAAGGAGGACGAACCGGCCCCGCATACCGAGAAGGACGACGACAAGCAAGCCCATCTCGACGCAGGCACGACCATTCTGCATGCGTTCCAGAAGCTAAAGCCGGATCAGGTTCTGCAGATGCGCAACGATACGAAGGAGTTGATGGAGACCCAAAAGCAGCTTGTGGAAACCCTGTCTGCGCTCGGGCCGCAGGTGAAGCAGGGTGCCGACCTCGTCAATAGTTTCAGCACAATGTTTTCGGGTGTAGCGGGTGCTCCGAAGCTATAAAATACTTGAAATACTGGTGGCGGGGATCACTCGACTGTATGCGGATTTTCGGGACATTCAGCGTCCGCAATTTCCAGCCGAGAATTAGGGTACCTAGATTATAGTGTCTCAGCACGTCACCCCATTTGCAAAACGACGAATATGCGACATGCACTGTATTCAGAATCGCCATTGCGCTTCGGAATATGTCCGCATCGTAGCTGCCGCCCAAGTACTGGAACAGACTAGGCACGAGCAGCCAGGTGATCCAGTACAGAATATTCCAAACGGGCTGAATAAATAGGGTGGAATACAAACTGACTCTCTCAAAAATATTCGACGGAGACAGTTTATTGTCGAGCTCAATATACTCCCAAATGGCGCTGCTAGTCATTCTCAATTGAAATACCTTTCGAAGGGAAAACCGTCTCTTCAAACGTCACGGGGTGGATATAGACCCACCGCTTGGAGCGAGGAAACAGGTACTGCAGGAGCTCATTACGGATCACGTTCCCCATGCATATGTAGGGCTCCATATCTGTCGTCTTGTCCTCGGCGCCGTTACATCCGATAAAGAACCACGGAGGACGACACGGTTTGAACATGGCTTCGAGAGGGTAATAAACGTGCTGGTCGTAACCGACGTAATGGATGCCGATCTTTTCACGGACGTCACCGTTCGTATCCGTCTGCCGAACGGTATGAAATACAATGTCGTCCTCGGTTCTCCACGACTCTTCGTACGTAACTTTGTCCCTCGTTACGGGGACTTTACGAGGACAAAACGTCGACACGAAAAAATCCTTAACGACAATGGCGGTGCGAACGACATGGAACGCAAAGTTCATTATGTGATCCTCCATAATGTATTTAAACGCCAAACGTTTCACGCACGGCATGCGTCGCTAGGCGGTCGAGTTGGAGCCCCATTGCAATGGACGTGGCGAGGGCGGTGATGACGAAGGGGATCGCCATGATGAACCACGACACTACGCCGAGATTGAGGCGGCAGAGCAGGTCGAGGACGAAGATGGTGGCACCGCCGAAGAGGAACTTCCAGATAAACGTCATCCAGGCAAAATCTGCGGCGTCGAGACCGAGTTGAACAGCCAGAAACAGAGCGTACAAAAGTGCCGGGGGGCAGAGCTCGTTGATGAATTTCATTTTCGTGCTTTGTGTATAGACAATAAAAAGAAGATGGTCGAGCAAGTTGTCCTCTTTACTGGAGTCTCGGAAGAACGTGCGAGGGAGGCATTGAGTGTCTATAACGGGGACGTACTTCTCGCAATCGAGAACCTAAGCTTACCTCCTCGGATATCGGGCACAAAATATATTCCACCGGCGCCCGTTGTTCACGATGGACTTTCGGATGAGGTTCGTGAAAAGCTCAGACACGCTCGAAAGCTGTCGGATCTGCTCACCTTCGCACCACAAAACGACCTCCGCGGAAAGGCCGCCCACTACCCGCAGCGGCCGCCCCAGACGGAGGAGGCATCCGCAGCGTTGGAATTCCAGACGAGAGAGCTGACGCCGCAGTCTGCGGAGTCGTCTGGACTTTCGGAGCGAACTGAACACCATAGTCTACAAGCTTGCGCTCCAGCGGAGCTGCATCATTAAACACGTCCATGGTATACGTTCTCTCGAATGCCTTGTCGGAATATATCTTGTAGGTCGTAGGGTCGTCGAGACCGTGAATAACATCGATCCATTCGTCGATATTGAAGTAGTCGCACTTGAACTGACTGTCTGCAATCCATTCCTCCATACCTTCGGTGGTTCCAGAGGATCGCTTCTCGGGGTTGGAATCGTCCATCGGCTTTGAGTACAACACGGGAATACCGTTGTACATGGCTTCAAAGGCCACACGTCCCCAGCTCTCGTACTTTGAGGGTACGAGTAGAATCCTCGTCCGACGAAGAATCGTGCGAATATCGTCCTGGATGTTGATCCATTCAATGTTGGTCAATTTTTCCGGAACCTTGACGACATTGTAGTATGGGCGGACTCCTAAAAACTTTTTATCCGGAAACCGAGACGCCAACTCCAAAAACAGCGGAAGTCCCTTCATAATGTTGGCATTAATCAGCGTTATGCAGTCACCCGTTGGGAGGTTTCCACGGTCGTTGAACTTGATTTCATCCTCGAGCATGATAGGGCGGACATCTTCGATCGTCTTGAAGGACGGCGACAACGGAATGCTTGTTTTCACATACTCACATATGTGCTTCGAGACCACCCACAGAAACTCAGCCCACTCGCCGGTCCTGCTATAGTTCAACACACTTTCTGTGTTCTCTCCGAAATGCATGGTGACGACGAGGGGTTTTTGGAAGCGCTCGTTAAGACGACGCACGAGTTTAAGGAAAGGGAAATGGGGAGACATCCACACGGATGCACCACGTAGTTCGTTTTCGGCGTTCGTGTAATACACCCAGTTCAATCCTCGGTAGACTCCTCGAATCGGCATCTGGGCACGTTGCGTGGTGACAAAATTGACGGTATGGCCCCGTCGGCTAAGTTCTTTTGCGAGAGCTATGTCGTGAAAAAAAGCACCACATGGATCCGGCATATGCTGAGCGAAAATGACGAATTTCATACGTTTAATTATACTAACTTTGAACTGTTTTCTTGTAGGCAGTACGCGTCGAATCTCCACCCCGTGCCCACGTCTGTACAAAGTTATTAACATCCTTCATTTCCCGCTGCACGCTGGGAATCTGAGGGTCGAACTGTGTAGAGAAGAACTTGTCGGTAACCGTCGAGCACTCCTTCGGCGTGCGTACCGGAATACTCTGGATGAGCCGGCTCTCTGTATCCTTGCTGGATGCCGACGGCCCCCCGCCCAAGTTCGGAGTGGTCGCCCAGGGCCGGGCAAATACCTGTTGGTGGCCCTTTGTGCGTTGCGTGCCCTCGTCGCCCAACCTGAGACGGGAATATAAATCCGCATCGCAGCCACCTGCGGCCGTGTTTCCGTAGTTACCTGTGTAATTCATAGTCACGAACTGGGACGCCCACTCCGCCTTCGGCTCAAAGTCCTGGCACGACGATGCAGCCTGATTGGGAGCAGAGTTCAAATAGTAGGACTGCTGGGCGGCGTTGTCTCGAAATTCATAGTCCATCTGCGTAACGTCGTTCTTTCCACGAGTCGGCGTGAAAAACCACGACATTGGGTTGGGTGTGGTCATTGATACTTATGTAGAAGATAAAACGGATATTCGTATTTGCTCTGGATGGAATAGTATCTGAAGTTAAAATGCAGCCCTGTGATTGGATCGAGCACGACGACTATTCAAAAAAGTACGTTATCGACGTATACGGCCGAAATGAAGAGCAGGAATGTATCATGTTGCGCATACAGGGTTTCAAGCCATACCTCTACGTGAAAGGATTCGACGTTGAACATATTCGAAAGACGGTGGGGGCCAAAGGCGTATACACGATTCAAGA